AGCGGAAAATCAGTCCTTATAGAACCATAAACGACGTCAACCCAAAACAATACACGGGGTTCCGCAAGTATTTCAAGATTAAGAGGCAGTTAGACTATGCTGGAGCAGGCAAGACTTCATGCCGAGACAAAATCTTCTGGGTAACTTGGTGTGATTCAGAGGCCTCACCGGCAGAAGCCATGGGACAGACAGCAGTCATCAACGATCAGACTTTCATTACGGCGTATTGGAGAGATGTGCAAGTTTAAAAACTCTCACCGCCACCGCACCACCACCACCGGAGTGCGAGTTTTTTGAGATACAATGGACGGGTCCAAGGGTACTCAGAGGGTCGCTGTGTGTCCGGACCCCTTTCCCCCTTAGCTGCGCTGCCTCTCTTCGAAACCGGTGCTCGCTACCCTCTATCCCAAAACTTGCTTCCTACACCTACATTATAATCATAATCCATTCTAGATGTATTTAATATCATAACGATCTTCGGAAAGCTTGTTCATGTCAGGAGCTTCATTACAAAACACAACCACGTAAGGTGTCGTCGATAAAACTTTCGTCCCCGAATGATATTTCGGCGAAAACACTGTACGATCCTTCAGCATCTCTAAGATTGAGTACTGAAGGAATTCCATCTGTGAGCGAGGAACATCAATGAGAAAGATATGCTTGTTCTGGTCGATAGCATGTGCAAGATCGTCTCGTTTACCGACACGTAGAATCTGGACATCGTCACGAGTAGTCATCATATAACGACAGAAGAAAGACTTGCCTGTGTTACCGACGGGGTCTACGACGAAGGTAATGGTCCGGTCGTCTGCATCTCCGTCACTGAGGTCGGAGACAAGGTCCTGTTGCCAGGGGCGAAGGGTGGAATCGGTCGGGGCGAGGATGGGACGTGGGACGTGGGCATCAACAAAATCCCAGAGACGGGGTCCGCTCCTGTTGTAGAGGTTAGGGAAGGCCACGATGATCTCACGAAGACTGGGTCGGGTTCGAAGAGACTGGAGCCATTCGATGAAGTCGAGTAAGTCCGTGCGCTTTCCCGTACCAACTGGGGCCGTTCCAAATTCTTCGTAATCGCCACCTTTCTTGCAGTAGATGGCGGCCGAGTCAGGGGTACCGTATGACTTGTCGTAGTGCGCGCGGTCTGAGACGAGCCTTTTGACAATCGCGAGGACCTTCGCGTTCTTGAAGGTGACAAAGCCTTGAAGATGGGGCGTTCCGGTAGTGGGGGCAAGCTCTCGTCCGAAGACGAGATAGGAGACCCCGGCATCTCCACCGAGATTTCTGAGTCGCTGCTGATCGACATTGTCGTAGTTGTTGAGGGTGAAGCACCAGCTCCTAGCACGAGTAATGACACGATCAGACATTTTCCAATTTTATGACACATCTTACACAAAGTGATGAGCCACAGAAGTAGGCTGGGTAATACTATGCCAGCCTACGTGTGTGTGCTCTGTAGGATTTGTACCGGGGTTCTCATTTTTTTATAGCGCGCCACACAATGCTACTCGCACGTGCGGCCAGACGAGGTGCAAAATATGCTATTCGCGGTGTGCGTCGTGGTGTGCGCCGTTCTATCAGGAGACGGCGCACGCGCGGCGGGAAACGCAAGTCAGGCACAAATTTCGGCCCGCCTGCAAAACGGGCGCGGCTTACAGGGTTGGGGGATTCCGTGCGAAGGAAACATTTCAAATCACACCTGGTGTTGGAACGGAAGAATGTTACGATGAACTCCCGAGACCTCTATTTCCAGGACTGTTGTGAACTAGAAAGAACGGTGAATTCACATGAAATAACACAACGTTTAACAGACGTTATCAACATGATGGGTATCAAAGTAGAGACATTCGCTTATGTTCCAAGCACTATCTCTAATTTCCAAGGTTTGGCTGTTCCTTTAACAATCAACTACGCATTGCTTTCAAGCAAAGTGGATTCGGGTGAGGGAACGATTCCAGACGCGGCATTCTTCAGAGACCACGCGTCCGTTCGACACCAAGATTTCTCGACGGACTTGACTGGAATGGAAATGTGCCACAATGCAATCAACACAGATAACTATCATGTGCTCTGGAGAGGAAAGCGGAAAATCAGTCCTTATAGAACCATAAACGACGTCAACCCAAAACAATACACGGGGTTCCGCAAGTATTTCAAGATTAAGAGGCAGTTAGACTATGCTGGAGCAGGCAAGACTTCATG